GGCACCGGCAGAGTTAGTGGGGTCAACTGTTCGCGATATTGGCGAGAAATTACAGGCTTTAAGAGCTAAGATATTAAGGGCCAAAGAGTTACAAGCTGCACAGGTTTTCGAAACGGGAATCGTGACGCTTAACAGCGGCGACAATATCGACTTTAAACGAAAAGCAACGTCTAAAGTAGATGCGGACACTTTAGGCGACTATTGGACAGTAGCAGCCGCCGACATTGAGGGAGACATTATAAAAGCAGGTAACTTCTTGCGACAAACGGGTAAAAGCAATACCAAAGAGATGAACATGATTTGCTCCGGGGCTACGTGGACGGCATTAAAAGCGAGTAACTATTTTACTGTGAAAGCTAACCATAACCAGGTGAAATTAATAGATGTTAATATGCCGATCGCCGACACTTCGGGAGCCGCATACAACGGCCAAATTTCAGCGGGTTCTTTTATCGTTAATGTTTGGACGTACGACGAAACTTACGAAACAGATGCAGGCGTTGACACTCGTTATTTAGACGAGAGCCAAACTATATTTTTACCTGTTACAGGAACTAGGTTTGTAATGGCTCACGCAGGGCTACCGAAGATCATAAATGATCCCACCCGTGCGGAATTCAACGAATACATTACTAACGTGGCTTCGGAGTTTGGTGTTTATTCGAACATCGACAAGAAACGATTCGCACATTATTTCGGCGTTATGTCCGCACCTGTAGCGGTTCCAGTAACTGTTGATAGAATTTACACACTTCAAACTCTGGCATAATGGGGAAGTACATATTATTCAAATGTACATCGTGCCAAATAGCGGGCAAAGTGTACAAAAAAAGCGACAAAGTCGTGTTTGACACGGATGATCCCAAATTTGCGAAAGTGAAAGGGGAGATCGAAGCGGCAGCAAAAGCGGGCTATTTAGAGGACGTTTCGAAAGGAAACAACGACGAACGCAGAGCGAAAGCGGCTATAAAAGCGGAAGCGGAAACGGCTAAAAAGGACAGCTATAAGCAAGATCCCGAAATAAAAGAAGTTAAAAAAGGGTAAAAGATGAGTTTAGGGCAGGCAAGATTAGATGTTGTTAGGTTTACCCAGGCGGGCTTTGCCGTGGATCTTGTGTTCACGGCGCCGACCGCTGAAATCGCAGCAATAAAAGGCATTGCCTCTAAGCATCGCATGTCTATTAACCCTGACGACGGACTGCCGATAAATTCGCCGAACATTCACGCTTCTGTAGTGGAAAGCTTGCTAATTGCGCAGAGCTACCCGACAAGAACCGCAAATGGTGAGGTGTATATGAAAGGGCACAAAGTTTTGTATGATGGGAAAACATATAGAATTTCCGAAAATTACCCAGACGAAACTTTAGGATTAATTGTTTTTATTTTAGACGAGTATGGCGTTTGATTTTAGCATACCTGCACAACGTTTTGAAACGATACGCGACCAAGTTGCGGCTATTATTTCCGCAGAATTTGAGGCGCAATTAGTTTTAAGGCCCACGGAGACAGAATTCGGGGCAGATGTTTGGATAGAGAGGGGGATACCCTACGATAGGGAAGAACTCCCCGCAGTGAAGGTATACTTCGCAAGTGCTAATTACAGCGATGAGAATCGTATAACTAGCAAGGGTACATGTCAGATAAATGTAGAGGTCACTGCAAAAGGAGTAAGCAACGACACCGATTACGGGGACAAACTGGCGGCTAAAACCTGCCAAAAGCTACTAGGTGCGATCAGGTACATCTTAAAGCACCCCACTTATAACAGGCTAGCCCTTTCGGGAAGGCCTTATATAGGGGGGATCAACGTGACCGACATAAGGATAGCGGAACCCACAGAGCAGGCGGATGCCTTCCGCATAATAGCGGGGCAATTGGTGTTGCTGGTAAGATACGAGGAGCAGAACGGCGGGTTAAATTCTGACACACAGGAGGGCACTTACACAAGCATTAAGCTTGATGAAACGGACAAAGGAATAAAAATTTCTAAAATTATATAATATGAGCATTAGCACAGCTATAGCACTCGACCGCGTTTCACGTGTTATCGGGTACAAGCAAAAAAAAGCAAATTTTGGCACGAACACGTCTAATTTGCCACACCGGATCGCTCTGTTGGGGGAAGGAAACACGGCCAACCAGGCGAGCTTTGACACCTCCGCATTTTCGTTTATTTCCGCGCAGGAAGTGGGCGATCGGTACGGGTATGGATCACCTTTGCATTTAATGGCTAGGATTTTAAGGCCGTTAACAGGTAACATTTTGGGCGGGGTCGAAACTGTAATTTACCCGCAGATGGAACCGGCGGGAGCCTCTGCGACCGCTATTAAAGTGGGTGTTGCGGTGGCCACGACGGTGACTGCGAACGTCACGCATAAGGTAATTATCTCCGGGAGGGACAATTTAGACGGGACTTCTTATAAATATAGCCTGGCTATCGGGGACGACGCCGCGGCAGTTCGTCAGAAAATAATTGACGCGATCAGCGGGGTGTATTCTTCTCCTGTGGCAGCTGTCGAAAATGTGGCAGACATTGATGTGACCACTAAGTGGGCCGGAACCACCAGCGCAGGGCTTCAAATACGATTCGACACCGAGGCCGGAGCTGCAGGTGTTGTTTATAGTGAAGTTTCTAAAACTACCGGGGCTGGAGATCCTGACATCGCAGCAAGTTTAGCACTTTTTGGCGAAGAATGGAACACCGACGTAATTAACCCCTATGGAGCTACGGCATTCGCGGCCCTGGAAGCCTTTAACGGCATAGCGGATCCAGACGCTCCGACGGGCAGATATTTAGCGAACGTATACAAACCGTTCGTCGCTTACTTTGGCAGTTTACTGTCAGATAAGGACGACGTAGTGGCGATCACAGATGCCGCAGCTAGAAAGGTGCAAATGACCAATGTATTAGCGCCAGCGCCTAATTCTGAGGGGTTCGCATTTGAGGCAGCGGTTAATTTATGCGCCACAACAGCGGCAAGGTTTGTAAGTTCCCCCCATTTGGGTAACGGCGGAAAAGCTTACCCAGACATGCCGATCCCGGCAGACAATAATGTAGGAGATTTCAGCGACTATGACGCGAGGGATTATATGGCTAAACGCGGAGCGTCGACGGTTCTTTTAAAGAATGACGCTTACACTGTGCAAGACATGTTCACCACGTACCACCCAGACGGCGAAACGCCGCCTAAGTTTAGGAAAGTAAGAGATCTTAACATTCTTTGGAATGGAGGATTCCAGTGGCTGATCATAATGGATCGCGACATACAGGACAAGGCCATCGTAAAAGATGACGAACCTGTAACAGTGGGCGACACTATTTCGCCGAAGCAAGTACTTCAGTTGATCGGGTCACACGTAGACGACATGGTAAGCAAGGCGTTATATGTGGATGCGGCGTTTACTAAAGCTAACAGATCGGTCGAGATCGAGGGATCTAACCCTGCGCGGCTTAATATTTTCTTTAGGGTGAAAATAACTAGTACCGCCGACATAGTTAGCTCAGATGTGGAGTTCGATTTTAATTATTCATCATAAAATATAAATAATATGAGCTACACAGGCGGAGATACTATCGAGATGACGTACAATCACCCCACTTTAGGGAGCGGATCTTTTTTCTTCAAAGCAGGGGAGGACGGAACCGTAGATCCAGGGGGAAGAAGATCTAACGATGACGCAAACAGCGTCACAGGTAACGGTATAATGCTCGATCAAATGAACTATACGAGAGGGTCTTTCGAGACCCCGCCAATGGCGTGGGACATGATCGATCAGGACGAACTTACCAAATTGAAAGACTTAGCTGGAAATCCGAACCTTGCGGACTGGACGATCACCAATATCTCAGGGGCTATTTGGGGCGGAAAAGGCAAACCAGTCGGCGACATACAAGGCAACGTTAACACTGCGTTGATCACGGTTAAGATAGCGTTCAATAAATTGGAGCGTTTAGATTAAAATAAATAGGTGAACTAAAGGGGTTTTTAACTCCTTTAGATTTGCTTATAAATTCCTAACAACAACATTAAGGCATACAACACAAT